TGATGATTGAGGGCGTTAAAGAAGACCTTGATGGCTTTAAAGCCCCCGCCCCTGCACCTGTAGAAGTATCTGATGATTATCTTGCTATGTATATGATTGGCGACCACCACTTTGGAATGCTGGCTGACAGCGAATCTAAAGTTGATGATGACGATTGGGATATAAAAATTGCCACTGAGATTTTAATTGATGCCACCGACCGACTAGCCAACCGCGTAGGTAATGCCAAGACAGGTGTATTGCTTAACGTGGGTGATTTCTTTCACGCTGACAGCAGCTTTAACACCACCACTAAGGGAACGCCAGTAGACGTAGACACACGCATTGGCAAGACCTTTAAGCTGGCAGGCAGGCTATTTAACATCCTAATAGACAAGATGCTACAGACGCACGAGAAAGTTGTTGTAGTTAATGTGCGCGGCAACCATGACTATGATATGGCCTGTCACCTGTCTAGCTGCTTGGAGCTGCTTTACAGCAAAGAGCCAAGGGTTGAGATTGTCCAGAACTACAGTAAGTTTATATCCTACCAGTGGCACAACAATCTATTCGTGTTCCACCATGGCGACCGCATAAAGCATGAGCAGATTCTTCAGACAGTGATTAAGAACCTTGACGACGAATGGGCAGAGTCAAAGAACCGATACTGCCACCTTGGACACATTCACCACCATGTAGCCAGAGAGGTGGGTTCTATGCACTTTGAACACTGGGGCAGCCTTACAGCTACCGACCAATGGCATAGTGACTCAGGCTACGGTGCAGAGCGTTCTATGACAGCAGTGGTCTACCACAAAGACAGCGGCGAAGATTCCCGCGTTAAAATTAAGGTGGAGGGATGAGCAATGTTACGAAGTTTCCTACTCGCACCGTTACTCTTACTCGCTTATATTGTGAGGACTGCGCTCTTCCTCTTACTTATTGGCTTGGGACTGATGGGGACGCTTATGGTCTATGCCCACGGTGTGACCTGCAACATAGTGAAGAAATTGAAATGAACGCTGAGGAGACACTGCAATGAGCGCACTAAGTAAACAGACTGGCGGCAGCCATTACCAGCTTGCCATCCAGCCTATCGAGTACATCTACAAGAACAGCTTGGACTACTGCGAGGGCAACGTGGTTAAATACATCACAAGGCATGGCAGCAAGAATGGAGCTGAGGACATTCGGAAAGCCATACACTATTGCGAGTTACTACTGGAACTAGAATATGGCGAAGAAAGGTAGAAAGAAAGCCACAGTCGCGCAGGAAATGGAGAAAGCAGCAAAGCTCTTGCAGCGGCTGGTTAGGCTAAAGGCAGCAGATGACAATGGCTACGCCCAGTGCGTTACCTGCGACAAGGTAGACCACTATAAGAACCTTCAAGGCGGTCACTTTATACCCCGCCACAGAACCATCTTCAAGCTAGCAGAATTTAACATAAATCCACAATGCCCCCATTGCAACTGCTGGGGCATGAAACAGGCTCACTACGTTTTGCGCTATCGACAGTGGATGGTAGACACCTACGGCGAAAGGCGCGTAAAAGCGATGGAAAGGATGGCATGGCGACCCGCTAAGAGGTATGACAGAGAAGAAGTTATTGCCTTTGCCCGCGACCTTAAAGAACAGATTAAAGTAGAAGAATGGCGCATTGGAGAAATACATTAATTAATAGTTTACATTTGCGTAACTATAGTATTTAATAAGCACATATTCAAAAAACAACAAGGGCTGCACACATGACTAAGCACGAGCTTTTAAATATCCACCTAAACAATAGTGATTTAAACATTACTAATTTATCCAATATCTATAACTCAAGTGTTTCCGTTGTGCGCTCTATACTAATACAGTATTACAGCACCAAGGGTTTTACTCACCCAATTCTAAAATAAAACAAATTCAACCGCCCCTTCGGGGGCATCCCTTGGAGGGGAATATAATGAAAGACGTAATTAAATTTCTTATTGAAGATTTTCACAATAAATACCAAGACTGGGATGGCGATATAATCGACCTGACAGAAGATGACAAAGACCTGCTTTGCTATGAGTGGTTGAAAGCATATCCGAGCTGGTTAGATGATTGCTTGCCAGCTTGTATTATAGGCCAAGAAACCCAGTTGTATTATTTGGATATGCTATACACTAAGGGAACAGACGATGTTTCGCAGTTGCAAAAGTGTTTCATATACCTAGAGGCTGAGGAAGCATTGCGCGAAAAGGTGCAGGAACACTTCTGCGAAGCACACATGAAAGCAGAACCATTTGCAGGATATGAGAGAGGTCAATAATAATGATTAACTTTGATTATAAGTATGCAAGAGACCGCGTGGCAAAGGAACGCCGCGCCCAGAGTCGTCAATTCATGGCGTGTGGTTTGGCATTGTTTGTGCTGTACTGCATCGCTTCAACTATGAGCTACAACGATTGTCTACAGGGGATATGTTAATGGAGTATCTAATCATAACGGTAACAACTGCCGTAATAATTGGCCTGCTATATGCAGTAGTGAAGCAGAAGCAGCAAGAAACCGCAGAATGGAAAAAGCGCAAAGCGCGTAAAGCGCAAGCTAAGAAGGTGAAATAATGACTCCGCATTTAGTCTTTACAAGTAACGGCTTGTTGGGCGAGTCTGGTTACACAAGCCCCAAGGTTGAAATGGTTTTATATGAAGACTGCTACACACGCGGCGAATTGCTGGAGGAGTTTCAGGCTTTTATGGCTGGCTGCGGGTATTTCTTTAACGAAAATGAATCAATACAAATAATAGAAGGTGGAAAACCATGACAAAACTAGAATTTGCCGATAGCGAAACCAGCATTAATGTAACTATTAACCAAGACCGAGTTAGCTTGCAGGAGGCTATAAGCACCTTTGCTGACTTTCTAACTGACGCTGGCTATGAGCTAGGGGAAGGCAAGACCATCGGATTAATTGACATAGACCAAGGAGAATAACATGAAGAAAGCGATATTTTTTGCAGTATCAGTAGCATTATCTTTTAACGCAGCTGCCACCTGCACATCTAAAGTAGATAGCTGGGGAAACACGCGATACAACTGCGGCGGCACTAGCGGAACTATGACCACCGATAGCTGGGGTACAACTAGAGACTCGCGCAGTGGCACAACCTACAAGACAGACTCTTGGGGTACTACACGCGGATCTGATGGCAGTAGCTGGAAAACTGATAGCTGGGGAACTACCCGCTTTAATGATGGCACAACGTCTAAGACAGACGCATGGGGAACAACCCGATACAGTGACGGCACAAGCTGCAAGACTGATAATTGGGGGACAACACGATGTCAGTAAGTAAAGCAGAAGTAGAAGCCATGATTGCAGACGCTAACGCCACGGCAGATAAGCACTTAGATGACAGATACCACAGCGCCAAGGTTGAGGCAAAGCAGCTATCAGATAAGATAGTTGACTGGCTACAAACTAAGCCTGTAAGCAATGGGGTTGCCATTCTTGTGGCTATGCTTATAATTATTATCGACTAGGGTTTCCCCTCCTACCCCTTGAAGCAGGTCTACCGCACCTGTAGTCACAACGCGGTGCCATACCTTTCTTGATATATTCCCCATGCTAAACCATCATTTCTAATCATAACCGATAGCCTTTACAATGCCCGCGAATTTACCAACCAGAGACTCGCGAAATGTTGTATATGATAGGCTTTATCCTCTCAGCCCTTATTCTAGTGGCTATCCAAGACCTTAGATTGCACAAAAAGTAACCAGCGTTTACAATAACGGCACAACCAAACTGTTAGCCTGCGGAGGTTAATATGCACCAGTTGAACATTGTAAGCCGTATTATTGAATGCGAAGAAAACGGATGGCATGATTTGCTGTCAAAGGTCGATGGCATAACCCAGAGCCTTATCGACAACCCTTCAGCAGTCAAGCCTGTAATAGTCGCCCTGCGCTACTGGTGTGATGCTGTAGATTGCAAGGTTAATGGTTTACCGCCTGATGAGCATGATGTTATGCTTCAAAACCCCCTTATGAATATACGCGCTGCCTTTGGCACAGAGGTCTAATGTTATCTGTTGAATATAAAGCCACTGGGGAGCTTATCCCCTACGTAAACAATTCAAGAACGCACAGCGAGGAGCAGGTTCAACAAGTAGCGGCAAGCATAAAAGAGTTTGGATTTACCAACCCAATCCTTATAGATGATGAGGGCGGCATTATAGCGGGTCATGGACGGCTTTTAGCTGCACAGCTATGCGGTATTGCCGAGGTTCCGACAATTACCTTAGAAGGGCTTACAGAGTCTCAGAGGAAGGCATACGTTATTGCTGATAACCAATTGGCTTTAAACGCTGGCTGGGATTTAGACGCGCTAAAGGTAGAGATAGACCGTCTGGCTGAATTAGATTTCGATATTGACCTGCTGGGCTTTGATGACGATATGCTTGCAGGGCTTATGGAAGAAGAACCAGCCGAGGGATTAACCGA